CAATTTACCTCGGTATTAACTTATCTAATTCTTTTATTCTTTCTTCAATGTTTTCGTCATATTTGATTTCAACCAGGGGGATACCTTTCGCTTTTGCGTATTCTCTTTTCACTGAGTCTCTTTTTTGCCGTTCTAGAAAAGATTCTAACCCACCAAAGACCGATACAGGTTTATAATGTTGTATCCCTTGATATTCAATTAACAAAATTACATTGTTTTCTTTATCTAATACACCAAAATCAAACGGTAATTTACTCTTATAAATGCAATCAGAAAATTTAAATTGAGGAATAAAATTGTATCCTTTTTCTTTTAAAAGACAAGATACTTTCTTTTCTCCTCTACTTTCTTTACATCTTGGACAACCACTGCCTCTGAGAAGGCTGTCTGGCAAAACATCGAAAACGTTCCCACAATGCTTGTGTTTCACCTTAACTTTTATCTTTTGAGATTCATACTCATTAAGAAGTTCGTAGTCATCAAACCAAGTTGCTCCAAGGTCACGACAAAATCTATCGTGTGTTTTTCTTCTTTCAAGGCTTAACTCATTCTTCCAACATTCGGGGCATCTTTTCCCCTCTAAAATATGAGGAGGAGTTGAAAAGAACTCAAGTCCGCAAACATTATGTTTTACTTTCATCTTGGTTCTTGCGTTTTTATACTTTGAAAGGATTTGATATTCTTCGCCTAAACTGTCACCAAGAAGCTCCAAAAAGTATTCATGTGTTTTTGTCACGCTTTTTGAAATCCTCTTGTTTTTACAAGCAGGACACCCTGCCTTGCCTTGTAAAAAATCTCTTGGAGTTGCATAAAAATAGCAGTCACATTCTTTGTGATAAAATTTTAATTTCGTGGTGTTGTTTATGTATGTATCAACTAATCGATACATACCGTTGTAGGAAGTTGATACCTCCTCTAAAAATTGCTCATTGGTTTTTCTTTGAGCCTTTTTCATTTTTTTATAACCACATTTTATACACCCACCTTTTAACAGCCTATCTGGTGTTGTACTTAAAATTTCACCGCACCCCTCATGTCTGACAATGATTTCTTCTTTCATTGTTCTATAAGGTGTTAGTAACGTATATTCATTACCGTGCTTATTTTGTAACCTTTTGATATATTCTTCATTTGTTAGCTTTTTCATACTACTATTATATCACATTCAGTAGTAGCAAGCTGTTATTTAGACTTAGTTTTCACCGATTTTGACCGTTATTTTAAGCTACTGATTTCTCAATAGCTGGGCAACTATATTTACCCAAATCCACCACGGATGCACCGAATCGAGAATATTCGTCCGATGTTAGCCCCATGATATTGGCAATCTTTGCGATTGCAGTTGCAGCTTCTTCTGCACTCAAGTTGGTTGATTCTCCCATATCAATCATAGTACGTGAGAATGTTAGAATATCTTCTGTTTTAATACCCAACTGACCCGCTACTTCTGCTACATTTGCAATCTCAACCGCACTTGCTGGCAATTCTTTAGCCATTTGACGGATACCATCCGATAACTTCTGATAAGATACCGTAGCGGTTTCGTCAACTGTTTTCTTAACACCTGCGAATGCTGATTCATAATCGATTGCAGCTTTCACTACAAGACCAGCACCTGCTAAAATCGGAGCAGTAACACCACGAGTTAAAGCAGAACCGAAACCAGATATGTTTTGCCCCATTTGACTGATTTTATTACCGACTTCTTGAGCACCTCTACCAAACTTAGTGAAGGCACTATCATCGATATAAGCTTGTTTCATAGAACTAGCTAATTGTTGATAACGGTTTTGCAATTCAGCTACTTTAGCAGCAGTAGCTGTCATACTAGCACTTGCTTCAACTAACTTCTGCTTCTGTTCAGCAGTGGCAGTTGAAACATCTCCTATGCTTGCTTTTAATTGGTTATATCGTTCACTCTGTGAACTCAATACTTTTTGATATGAGCTTAGAGCTGAACCGGTTTGCGATAAAAGTCCTTTTAAGTTGCTGATATTATTACCAGCGCCTTTAAAGTTGTTTTCCATCGCTTTAAGGGAATTATCGACACCTTTTAAATAGGTTTTCAACCTCCCGACATTCGACTGAAAAGGAGCGACATCTAAGGTTGCAGTGGCGACTAATTCACCAATATTACTTGCCATTCATTCTCCTTTCTATCCAAAAAGGAATGGGAAGGCCTTGTCAAGTGTTGTTTCTTCTTCCTCTTGGATTTCTTTTGTTTCTAAAGCCTGCACCATCAAATCAAAATCTGATAAGCGCATTCTTTTAATATCATGGATTGTATATCCTTGACTCATTAATGATTGAACCCAAACTAATAAATTATTTTGAGCTTCTTTAGGGCTTAACCCTTTTTCTTCTTTTTTCCCTTGGCGGTCTCTTTTTCTTCTTGTTTTCCACCGAGTGCTGCAAGATATAGATCATTCAAAGTTTCAAGTGTTTCTACACTTGCACTCTTCAAATCTTCTGAATCGAATTGCTCACCATACATTTTTACAAACATATCAAGATACGCTTCATTTAATTCACGATGTTTAGCAGGATTTAGCAAATCTTCCTTGTTTTCGTACAATGAAGTTTGTCGAACCTGGTGTTCCAAAGCCAACAGGTTGTCTTCTACGTTTACGTAGTCTTTTGAAAATTCCTTCAACACACCTGCTTTTTTAAATTTAATTTCAAACATTATTAACTCCTTTAAAAAATAAAGGCTTGGAATAACCAAGCCTATTCTTATGCATTTTGTCTTACTGCGCCTGCTTCAGCGGTTACTATTCGTTCAGAACTAGTACCGCTTAAGACTTTGGGAAAACGAGTTTACGGAATTCAGATTCTTGGAATTGTGGGTTGTCTTCACGACCAACTACAATTACAAGATCTTCATCATCGTCTCCACGAGCTACAAAGCTACCAGATACAGTATCGTTCTTAGGTTCTGGTGAACCATCTTTAGTTTCCAAGTCCATTCCAGGAAGTGAGAACTTACCTTTAAGAAGACCAACCCAGATACCTTTACCGTCATCACCAGTGGTACGGAACAAGCAAGCGATATCGTTTGGAGTCATCTTCTTATTGTATTTCTCAACACCGTTTTCAACAGTGATACCGTAGAAATCCTTACGTGCATCGCTTCCTAAATCAAGCCATGACACTTCAAGGGTTGTTCCAGTGATACCAGAAGACAATACTACGTATGGTCCATCATCTGCTGTGATAGTGTTCAATTCATTTGTGATATCCAATTTCGCTGATTTCAATCCAGGGATTTTTTTAGTCTCTCCTGGTACAAGGTTTTTATTGTCCAAAACCCCATATTCAAAACCACGTAAACCAAATTTAACTTTAGACATTTATTTATTTTCCTTTCATTTCTTCGAGATCACTCCAATCAAAAAGACGATATTTTCGGACATTCATCAACAGTCCAATATCGTCATCCATGTATCGAGGTTTCTCATTTGCTGTGTAGCGTTCAAATCCACTACTTTCTAAGACCGCATCCATTCTTTTGGCGATTTGGTCAGCTTGCTTAGCATTCTTACACCAAAAGTTGATTGTGATACGTTGTTCCATTGAGATGATTTTATCATCTGCGTATTTGTGAGGTGCTTCGTAAGTTAAATAAATTCTTGCAAACGGAGCAAGCTCTTTTCGTTTTAAGTTTGTAGGTTTTTCAGGAATATCATAAGTAAAGATACCTTGTTTGTATCCTGGAAATTCTTTACCTCTAAACTCATTAAAAAGTTGATTTAACTTTTCATCTGCCACCAAAAGTTTATAAGCTTCAGTTTCAGCAATCATTTATTTTAACACCTCCCTTATTTTTGTTATATAAATTTCTTTAGCACGAGGAGTGACTGCATTGATAGTCTTTTCCTCGAAATCCTGTGCTTTCTGATAGATTGTCCCGCTGTTGGGATATCTAGCACGCCAACCAGTAGAACGACCAAATCCAATATCTTTAGAAGGAGCGCCACCTCGACCTTTGAAATTGCTGATTTTTATATCCGCTTTTAATCGAGTAGGTGTAGGTTCATCAGAAACTGGAGTATTTACTTCCAATTCTTTCTCGAATTCTTCAGCGACCATTGTCACCGCTTCACGAGCAACTTTAGGTGCTTTGACTTCTAACTTAGTAAGATTATTTAGGCAAAGGTCTAATCCTTTCGTCACGACAACATCACTCCCTTAATCAAATCCATTTCCTTGTTTTCGTGATCACGTTCGATTGCATCAATTTGATACTCGTTACCATCAAATTCTACAAAGCAAGAGTTGTCAAAAGGAAGTTTTGGAAGATGACGAATTAAGAATGTTTTAGTGTCTTTATGTTCTACTAGTCCACCTGCTTTTGTGACAGTCGCATTTTCTCTAAAATCCTTAATAGATGTTTTAGGCACTTCTGCCCAGCAAGTATATAAGTCTTTTCTTTCAAAGTCTAACACTTCTCCATCTTCATTTTGTCCACCTACTTTTTGGAAAAAAGTAATGCGAACATTCATTTTACGTGTCCGCATTAACTTTCCCTCCGTGTTCTAAGCTGATGAATGATATTCAGCACACCATTTGCCAATGGATAGCGCATAGTATCTGCTGACATTCCCCGATGTTCGTACTCTTCTTTTACTTGCTTTTTGACAGCTAGTCGGAACTTAGCGTATTCCACTAAATCTTCTGGGCTTAAGTCATTATCGATTGCAAAACAAATCTGCTCTTTTGCTGACTCGATAAGCTCAAGCAGTAAATCATCTTCGAAGTCATAGTCGATTTTACAATACAACTTAACTTCTTCAAGAAAACCATTCTTTTTAGCTTCCATGAATCTAACCTCCAATCAAGGCTAGTAGTTGCTCTTTGGTTTGAGTTGCTGTGTAAGAAATTCCTTTGCTATCTAAATAAGCCATGATGTCTGCTTTGGTGCTACTTGCGGTTGGTACTGCTAAAGTTACAGCTGACCGTGAGACACCCCCACTGATTGGGGGAGTATTAGGGCATAGTTACAAAGTAACCAGCTTTAGCATCTGCTTTCTTAACATCAAAGCGCACAACTGCTTGCAAGTATTGACCGTAGATTTCATTGTCAGTCCAGCGAAGACCTAATTCTTGACGGTCAGCAAAGAGTACAGCACGTTGTACATCACCGATAAAGGCTTTAGCTTCACCAGCTTCACCAAGAACTGTGTCAGCAACTACAAACACTGGATGACCAAGGAAGGCTTTACCAGAAGCTGAAACGATAGAATCTTGAAGCAAGTAGCGACCGTTCTTATCTTTCAAAGTGTCAAGTTTTTGATAGAAGCTTTGTGATACTACGAATGACACGTTATAAGCTGGGTCAAGATCTACATTCAAGATAGCTTTGATTGCATCCAAGTCAGTTGCGTTCTTAGCTTCAAATGTTTTCAAGACACCACCGATTGCATCGTTTGTAGTGTTTACTTTGATTTGGTTAGCTGCTTCAGCTACGATTGCAAGAAGGTCAACATCTGCATCGTCAATAGCTTCTTGTGAAAGTGGAATAGCACCACGATAAGTTTTAACTTTCCAAGGTACATCTGTGAATTCTGGTTTAGCAAGTTTCGGGTTCTTTTCCAATTCTTCTACGCTTGCCATCTTAGATGTAGCGTGTTTAAGGATAGGATATGAACCTTCACCTTTAGCAGCCTTGTGAATAGTAGTAAATTGTTTAAGGTCAAGAACTGTTTTAACTTCACGAATTGGTGTAGTTACGATTTCTTTGCTAGTTACTTTTCCAGTTTCAACCGTCTTCAATCCGTCTTGCGTTGGGTTTACAGCTGCATTCATAGGAATAAGAAGGTCTTTTCCTTCAAGTTTCAAGTTTGAATCAGCAACAGCACCTTTAGTACGTACCCATTCGTTTACAGAATCACGGTAAGTTTTACCGTCTGTTTTTACTACATGAGCTTCCACTGACACTTTCATACCTGCGAATGCGCCTTCTTCTGCGATTTCATAAGTCTTCAAATTGTTTTCCACTTCTTCTTTTTGTGATTTCAAGTTGTCGATTTCAGCACGGATTTCACGAGCTTTTTCAAGATCATCAGAATTTAAAACAGATTTTAATTCATCTGTCTTAGCAACAATTTCAGCACCAATATTTGCAATTTGTGCTTTAAGTTCTTTCATTTTTTCTTTAAACATATTTTCTTTCTTCTCCTTACGGTATTAAAAAAAGAGCTTATAGCCCTCTGAGTAATTCTTCTTTTT